GCTGCAGGCGCGGGCCGAGGACTACGGAGCCGAGGTGCCGGAGGGCGTGCGGGCGCTGACCGCCGGCATCGACGTGCAGGGTGACCGGCTGGAGGTCGAGGTGGTCGGCTGGGGCGATGGCGAGGAGTCGTGGTCAGTCGCCTACGACATCCTGCCGGGCGTGCCATCGCAGCCGGAGGTCTGGGAGGATCTGGCGGACTTCCTCGAGCGGCCGTACCTGGATGCGGCGGGCCAGCGGTATACGGTGCAGGCCGCTGGGATCGACACCGGCTATCTGGTCCGCAAGGTCTACGAGTTCTGTGCCGCAGTGCGGGGCCGCTACGTCTGGCCGCTGAAGGGCGTGGCCGGCAACCGGCCGGTGGTGGAGGCCGGGACGTACCGGGCGAAACGCATCGCCGCGCAGGCGGCGAAGGGCCGGTTCCGGCCGTACCTCGTCGGCGTGGACGAGGCGAAGCTGATCCTGTACCGGCGCATCGCGCGGGTCGGCAAGCCGGGGCCTGGGTACGTCCACGTCCCGGTGGGCCGGGCGGCGGAGTGGTTCGAGCAGCTCACCGCCGAGCAACTGGTCACCCGCCAGAACGGCGGCCGGGAGTGGCAGAAGATCCGGCCGCGCAACGAGGCGCTGGACTGCCGCATCTACGCTTACGCGGCGCTCAAGCTGCTGTATCCTTCCGGCATCCCGGCGCGCAAGCCGAAGGGTGCGGAGCCGGAGCCGCCGAAGCGGGCCGCGACCCTGCTGCCGAAGCGGAGCAACTTCTCGCCGAGGAGGTGGTGATGGACGCAGTGACCCGAGTGATCACCCTCCTGGAAACGGCGCCACGGGAACGCTGGGAGCAGACGCTGCGCCGCGAGTTCGGCGGCCGGCACCTGTACTTCAGCGCGGCCACCGGCCGGGAGCTGATCCGCGCGCTGATCGAGTGCGGCACCGCGCCGCGCACGGCGAGGTGGAAGGTGCGCGCACGCTGACTTGCCGTTCCCGTACGGAAACGGCAAATCCACGCTAGACGTGCAGACCCTGCCTGCCATATTGGCAGGCAATGGCGGTCACGATCCCTGAGGTAGAACCGACCGAGCTGCGCGCGGGTGAAACCTGGGCGTGGAAGCGTTCCTACGCGGACTACTCTGCGACCGGCTGGACGCTGACCTACACGGCGATCAACGCCACCAGCAAGATCACCCTCACGGCGACCGCCACCGGCACGGCGCACCTGGTGTCCGTCCCGGCGATCAGCGTGGCCGCCACCACCGGCGTCCCGGCCGTCATCGGCACCGACAGCTACACCGCCGGCACCTACACGCTCTACGGCAAGGTCAGCGACGGCACGTCCGTCTACTCCGTCTACGACGGCCTGGTCACGGTCGCGCCGGACCTCGCTGCCGCCAGCACCTACGACACGCGCTCGACGGCGAAGAAGCTGCTCGAGGCGCTCGACGCCTATCTGCTCGACAAGGCCAGCAAGGACCAGTTGGACGTGGTCGAGACGGCGCTTGCCGATCGCCGCATCCGCCGCGACAAAGCCTCACTGCTGAAGTGGCGGTCTGATTTGAAGATCGAAGTAGCGCGTGAGGATGCGGCGGCCAATGGTGAGAACGCCGGGCGGTACTATGTGAGGTTCGCCCGCGCATGAAGTGGTGGCCGTTCAGCAAGCGGGTTCCCAAGAAAGCCTCGGTGCGGATGTACGAGTCCGCGCGCCAGTCCCGCCTGACGGCCGACTGGTATAGCAGCAACACCTCCGAGGACGCCGAGCTTTCGTCCAGCCTGCGGATGCTGCGCCAGCGCAGCCGGGCGCTGGTCCGCGACAACCCGTACGGCAAGCGCGTCAAGGCGATCGTCTGCAACAACGTCGTCGGCCACGGCATCGGCGTGCAGGCCGCGGTCACCTCGACCCGCAACCGCCTGAACAACCGCGTCAACGACGAGATCGAGACGCTGTGGAAGTCCTGGTGCCAGCCGGCGCAGTGCCACACCGGGGCCACGCTGCACTTCGCGGACATCGAGCGGTTGCTGATGGGCCAGGTGGTCGAGGCCGGCGAGATCTTCGTCCGCAAGCACTACGACGGCGGGCCGGTGCCGCTGCGCCTCGAGGTGATCGAGCCCGAGCGCATCGCCGACGATTACGAAACGCCGAGCGGACCCGCCGGCACGATCACCAAGATGGGCATCGAGCTGGACGGCTTCGGCAAGCCGCTGGCGTATTGGGTGCGCGAACTCCATCCCGGCGAGATCCGCCGCGAGATGGGCGCGACCGACCGGCTGATCCGCGTGCCGGCCGAGCAGATGATCCACTTGCGGATCATCGACCGCTGGCCGCAGACCCGCGGCGTGCCGTGGTTCCACGCAGCGGCCAAGCGGCTGCGCGACATGGACGGCTACACCGAGGCCGAGATCGTCGCGGCGCGGATGTCGGCGAGCTACATGGGCTTCATCAAGTCGCCGGACGTGCCGACGGCCGACGATGTCGTGGACGGCCAGAAGATCCTGGAGTTCGAGGGCGGCATCATCCAGCACCTGGCTCCCGGCGAGGAGTTCCAGGGGTTCGCGCCGAATAGGCCGAACGCCCAGTTGGATCCGTTCATGCGCTACATGCTGCGCGAGGTCGCCGCGGCGATCGGCGTCAGCTACGAGTCGCTGTCGCGAGACTACAGCCAGTCGAACTATTCGAGCTCGCGCCTGGCGCTGCTCGATGATCGCGATCTGTGGAAGGCGCTCCAGCAGTGGTTCATCCGCACGTTCCGCGAGCCGCTGCACCGCGAGTGGCTGGGCCTGGCCGTGATGGCCGGCGCGTTGCAGTCGATCCCGCCTGAGCAGTTCCTGACCAACCGCGCCAAGTTCGAGGCCGTGCAGTTCAAGCCGCGCGGCTGGGGTTGGGTGGATCCCACCAAGGAAGTGGCCGCCTACAAGGAAGCCGTGCTGGCGGGCTTCACCACGGTGTCCGACGTGATCGCCGCCACCGGCAACGGCGCGGACCTCGAGGACGTGCTGAACGGCCGGCGCCGCGAGCTGGACATGATGGAGGCGCTCGACCTCGAGTTCGACACCGAGTTTCAGGAACCGCCGGAGCCGCAGGTTCAGGCCACGGCAGAACCCGCGCCGGATCCCGAGCCGGAGGAGGACGACCAGGAATCTGAGTCCGAGCGCATGATCCGCGCGCTCACCGGCCTGGTCGGCCAGTTGATCGCCGCGCACCAGGCGCCGCCGACCGTGAACGTCACCATCCCGGCCGGCGCCATTCAGGCGAACGTCACCGTGGAACCCACCGAGGTCCGCATCGAGGACGGCGCAGTGCAGGTGTCCCTGCACCCGGCGGCGATCCACATGCCGGCCGTCGAGGTCTCCAACATCGTGCCGTTCCCGCACGCCGAGCCGGCGCAGATCGAACTGGCCATGCCGTTCCGCGTGCTGGACGACACCGAACCCACACCCGAGGAAGCCGATGAAGCAACCGATGAAACTGCCGGCGCTGCGGCGTGATCTGACGGCCGATATCGAGGTTCGCTCCGGCGACCGGATCACGTTCCCGTTCGCGTCGGATGCGCCGGTCGAGCGTGGCTTTGGCCGCGAGATCCTTGATATGCGCGGCATGAACACCACCCGCTTTGCGCAAGGCGCCGTGCCACTGCTGTTCAACCACAACTGGGACAACGTGGTCGGCATGGCCGAAAAGGCGTGGGTCGGCACCGACAAGCGCGGCTATGTGCAGGCCAAGTTCTTCGATCACCCGGATGCGCAGAAGGTGCGCAGCATGGTGGCCGGCGGCCTGCGCAACGTCTCGTTCGGCTACCGCGTCACCGAGTACGAGGACGCCGGCAACGGCGACTACATCGCGCGGACGTTCGAGCCGCACGAGGTGTCCATCGTCAGCGTGCCAGCCGACGCCAGCGTCGGCGTCGGTCGCAGCGAGGACAACGAGCACCTGGAGGTCCGCATCCTGCGGGCCGGTTCTGAAATGGCGGAATCAACCGCTGCAACTGAGGACGTAGATATGACCGAGAACACCTCCTCGGCGGCCACCTCCGCCGAAATGATCCGCGAGGTCGATCCGACCGCCGAGAAGCTGCGGCAGCGGGCGCTCGAGAACCTGGGCGACCAGTACGGTGTCCACCACGACGTGATCCGTCGCTGGAAGGACGAGGACATCTCCGTCGGCGAGGCGACCCGCCAGACGCTGAAGATCATCGCCGAGCGCACCAAGGCCGACAACGCCGTAACGGCCGTTGGCCTGTCGCCGCGCGAGCAGCGCCAGTACAGCCTGATCCGCGCCATCAACGGCGTGGTTCACAAGGACTGGAAGCACGCCGGCCTGGAGCTGGAGGCGCATCAGGAGATCCAGAAGCGCACCGGCAAGATCCTGTCCGAGAACTCGTTCTTCGTGCCGCTCGAGGTGCAGAAGCGCGACCTGGCCGTTGGCTCCAGTGGTGGCGGGTATCTGGTCAGCACCGACACCGGCGGTTTCATCGAGCTCCTGCGCAACCGCTCTGTCGCACTGCAGATGGGCGCCACCCGGCTGTCCGGCCTGCAGGGCAACGTCGCACTGCCGAAGCAGACGGCAGCAGCAACGGCCTACTGGCTTGCGGGTGAGACGAGTTCGATCACCGAGTCGCAGCCGACCATCAGTCAGCTCACCCTCGGTCCCAAGACCGTCGGCGCCTACACCGAGATCAGCCGCCAGTTGACCCTGCAGTCCTCGCCGGATGCCGAGTCGCTGGTGATGTCGGATCTGGCGCGCGTCGTGGCGCTGGCCGCTGACGTGGCGGCGCTGCGCGGTTCCGGTTCCGGCGGCGAGCCGCAAGGCATCGTCGGCACGACCGGCATCGGCTCGGTGTCTGGGAGCTCGCTGGCCTATGCCGGCGCGCTGGAGTTCCAGACCGACGTGGCGGCAGCGAACGTGCAGCCGGCGCGCGGTGGTTACGTCACCACGCCAGCCGTTGCGGCCATCATGATGGCAGAGCAGCGGTTCAGCGGGACGGACACGCCGCTGTGGGTTGGCAACATCTGGGATGGCCAGATGCTGGGCTTCCGCGCGATGGCATCCAACCAGATGTCCACTGCGACCATGCTGTTCGGGGCCTGGGAAGATCTGATCTGGGCCGAGTGGGGCATCCTCGAGGTCGAGGTTAACCCGTATGCCTCCTTCGCGGCCGGCATCATCGGTGTGCGGGCGATGTACACGATGGACATCGGCGTCAGATACGCCGGTTCGTTCTCGTATGCCTCGTCGGTGAGCTGATGACTGACGTTCGCGTAATGCGCGCCTTCCTGATGAAGGGGAAGCGCGTGGAACCAGGGGCGGTGGTGGCCGTGGATCACGGCCTCGCCGCCGAACTGGTGCAGAACGGGAAGGCCGAGATGGTCGGCGAGACGCCGGCCGTCTCCGGTCCCTTGACCAGTGAATCCGCGCCCGGCCTAACGAAAGGCAAGCGCGCCAAAGCAGAGGTGACGAAATGAGCATTTACAACTTCCCGGCCGCCGCTGCTTCCGCGGGCGGCTCCGTGTTCCGCATCCCGACCTCGCAGACCACCGGCACGGTCACCACGACCGGCATCGATGTGACGGCCTATACCGGCAACGCGCTGTTCATCCTGTGGGTGACCAGTTCGGCAACCGGCCGGTCGATGACCGCCAAGCTGCAGCACTGCGCGACGGCGACGACGGGTTCCTACACCGACGTGACCGACGGCGCCTTCACCGCCTACACGTCGGCGCAGAGCGGCCTGCGGCACCTGGCGCTCAACGTGGACGGCCTCAACAAGTACGTCCGCCTGAGCACCACCGTAGCCGGTGGCGCCGTGGTCAACGGCGGCCTGGTCGAGGGCTGGAAGAACTACTGATGGCACTGAGCACGGCCGACTTCACCGAGAACATCATCGATGAGTTCGGTGAGTCGGTCGTGCTGTGTGGCGATCACTTCCGGCAGACGGTGAGCGTGGTGTTCACGCCAGAGTGGGGGCCGGCTTCGGCTGGCGGCATCGGCATCGAGCGGATGGAGCCGTACGCGCAACTGCGGACGACGGACGCAGACCTCTACGGCGTCAATAACGGCTGGAACCTGGAGGTCGGCTCGTATACCTACCGCATCAGCGCCCGCGCTGACGATGGCTACGGACTGACCACGCTGACCTTGGCCAAGACATGACGGACCTGTTCACCCAGCAGTCGTCCATCGTCGCCCGCCTGACCAGCCAGGTCACGACGGCCACGACGTACTACGGCAGCCAGGTGGTCGGGGCCAACAGCGAGCCGATCAAGTCCGGCATCTTCGTCGCGCCGGGCGAGGCGATCCTGCTGGACGGCAGCGTACCGGCGCGCATTGGCGGGGCAGTCGAGCGCCATGCCTGGCGGGTGATCTGCAGGGCGACCATGAACACCGGGGCCGCGACGGCGGCAACGCGCGTCGAGCACACGCTCGGCACGCTCTGCTACTCGGTGATCAAGGCGCTCACTGGCTACCAGTTGACCACCGGCTCGCCGGATCGGTTGCGGTACATCGGGCACGACGAGATGCAGTACGACGTGGCCGCCGGCTACGCCGAAGTGAGTTTGAAGTTCAGCGCCGACATGGCAATCAGTTGAGGAAAGACACATGGCACTCACATGGCCGCATGACAACGATTACACGTTGGGCGCTGGCTACATACAGTTCGCGCCCGAGAGTTCCAGCACCACGGAAGGCACCGCGTTCCGCTACCTGGGCCAGACCTCCGGGTTCAGCATCGGCGGCAACGCCGAGATCATCACTGCGGACTCCTACGACACGCCGGTCGCCGAGGAGAAGGTCCGCATCGTCAAGAAGGTGACCCGCGAGAGCGCGATCACCCTTAACGACATCGACGCCTACAACATGTCGCTGTTCCTGATGGGGTCGGCGTCGGCTGTCACGCAGGCGACGGGCTCGGGAAACACCGCGATCACGATGGCGAAGGGCCGGTACTACAAGATCGGCGGCGACGATGTGATGGACATCACTGTCGCAACCGGCGGCGTGCATCAGGGCAACGCCACGGGCGCGGCCATTGCCGCATCGTCCGGCGCCAACTGGGAAGTCGATACCACGCAGGGGATCATCTATTTCCCCACCGGCACTGCCGCGACCACTGGCACGATCACGGTGGTCTATACCAAGGTCGCCTCGTCCTGGGACAAGGTGGTCACCGGCGCCACCCCGATCTACGGGACGTTGATGTTCATCGGCGACAACACCGTCGGCGAAAACCGCCGCCTGAAAATCAGCCGCTGCGTTCTGGCGCCGAACGGCCAGCTCGAGTTCAAGTCGCGAGACAACTTCATGTCCGCCACGATGACCGTCGGTATTCTGACGCGCGGCGTGACGCCACAGGTGCAAGTCTGGGGCGCCCCGGCCTGATAGGAGATTGAGATGAGCAAGGGCAACACCTTCGAGAACGATCTGGTCAAGTTGATCTTCAACAAAGTGTCGATCACCGGCATCGCCACGGCCGCGACCGGCGTGGCGAACCTGTACGTCTCGCTGCACACCGCAGATCCTGGCGAAACCGGCAATCAGACAACGAGTGCCGTCGCCTACTCGCCCTATGCCCGCCAGGCGAAGGCGCGCACCACGGGCGTGTGGACGGTCACCAATAACAGCGTTTCGCCGGTTGCCAACATCGACTTCCCGGCCTGCACTGGCGGCTCGACAGGCGTCGCGACGTACTTCGCCATCGGTACAGCGGCGACCGGCACCGGCAAGATTCTCTACAGTGGGGCGATCAGCCCTTCGATCTCCATCGGCGTCGGGGTGACCCCAAGACTGACGACTGCCAGCACCATCACCGAGGACTGATTCGGTGAGCTAGGGATCCCAGCGCAGGGACGCGCGCGATGAACGCCATGTGCAGAGATAAGGACGGTCTGATGTCAGAAGAAAAAACAGCCAGCCGCCTCATCGAGCACGAGGAGCTGCGCGATATTCATCGGCGCATCGACAGCCTCAAGGAGGAAGGCGAGCGCAATCACAAGGAGCTGGCAAACCAACTCCACAGTCTAGAGGTTGCCGTCGCCCGCGGTAGCCGATTTCCAGCGGGTGCTTGGGTGGCTGCGGTCGGTCTGGCGCTGACGGTCATGGGCTCGAGCGCGGCGCTGTACTCCCAACTCCAGGTGGCCGCGCGCATCGGCATGGAGGCGCGGGACGCGATCCACCTCCACGTCACCGACATGGCGCCGGCACAGGCCGAGGTCTGGCGGCAGTCCGAGCGGATCAAGGCGCTGGAAGGCAAGATCGTCGGCCAGGGGCCGGACGGCTGGCACCGCCGCGATCACGACCTGTACGCGCAGATGATGGACGAGCGCAACAACCGCATTAAATCGCGCCTGGACGTGATCGAGGAAGCGCAGTCGCTAGTCTGCGAGCGCATCAAGAACTGCGCTGGGGGCAAGCGGTGACTACCACTCCGCGCGGCGTCAAGAACAAGAACCCGGGAAACTTGCGCTACCGCTCGGAGTGGAACTGGCCGGGCGTCGTCGGCGTGGATTCCAAGCAGTTCGCGATCTTCGAGTCGCCCGAGCGCGGCCTGCAGCAGTTCGGCCTGCAGCTCAAGCGCTACCGCAAGCGCGGCCTGAATACG